GATCTAAACGACGCCTTCCAAGACGCCATGGTGAAGAAGCAGGGCATCGTGAAAGCATATTGGCACGACTACCCCGTTGCGGAAATATACACCTACACCGACTTGTCTGATGACGAATACACGTTTCTGATCCAAGAGGATAACGTGGACGTGATCGAGCATACGATGGAAATGTCGATCGAGGTGGACGAGATGGGCATGCAGATCGAGCTTCCTGTCCATTCGGTCAAGATTAGCCGCACTGAAATGAAGGGCGAGCTGCGTATCGAAAGCATCCCGCCAGAAGAGTTTTTCGTAAACCGCGACTGCCGGTCATTTGATGACGCATATGTCGTGGCGCACCGCACAGATATGCGCGTCGGCGATCTGGTAGAGATGGGCTTCGACTTCGAGGTCATATCCAACCTGACGCCGTTTGACGGCACAAACGACATGTCTGGCGCAGAGGTGCTTGAGCGCCAAGGCTACGAGGAAGACTTGTCAGACGAAGACGAGCTAGACCCATCCATGAAGCTTGTGGGCATCACGGAAGCCTATATGCGTATGGATGTGGACGGAACCGGCGTGCCGGTGCTGTACAAGTTTCTTTGCGGCGGCACATCATACGAGCTGCTAGACTTCATGCCGTGTGACGAGATCCCGTTTGCCAAGTTTGAGATCGACCCAGAGCCACACAGCTGGTACGGACACAGCCTTTCTGAGCTGGTGGAAAACGATCAAGACGCCGCGACGTCTATTCTGCGCGGCATCTTAGATAACGTGGCGATGACCAACAATCCGCGCATTGGGATCGTGGACGGCGCAGTAAATATCGACGATGTGCTAAATAACGAGATCGGGTCACTTGTGCGGATGCGCCAAGCTGGATCTGTGCAGGATCTCAGCGTGCCGTTTGTTGCCGGCCAGACGCTGTCTGCGTTGGCGTATATGGATCAGCTGACCGAGCAGAAGACGGGCGTCACAAGCGCCTCTGTGGGGCTTAATCCTGACGCGCTACAGTCTACCACCAAAGCAGCCGTTCAGGCGTCTGTGCAGGCCGCTGCGGGCCAGACAGAGGTGATGGTGCGCAACTTGGCTGACGGCCTGCGCGACCTGTTTGGCGTCATGCTGCGCCTGATGAATAAGAATATGGACGAGCAGAAGATGATGCGGATGAACGGGCAGTTTGTGCCAGTCGATCCGCGTGTCTGGGATACGTCGATGGACATCAGCATCAACGTCGGGCTTGGCACTGGCCGCGAAGAAGAGAAGCAGATGGCGTTACAGCAGGCGTTGCAGATGCAGCAGATGGTTTACCAGCAATATGGGCCAATGAACGGCTTGGTATCGCTGACCAATATCCGCAATACGCTGGCAGACAGTCTGGCGCTGTCAGGCGTGCGCAATGCCGACCGCTACTTCGCGCCGATTACGCCGGAAATCGAGATGCAGATGCTGCAGATGCAGCAGCAACAGCAGGCGCAGATGGCGCAGCAGGGTCAGGCGCAAGATCCAAACGCCGCATTCCTGCAGGCTGAGCAGATCAAGGCGCAGGGCAAGATGCAGTCAGATATGATGAAGCTGCAGCTCGACGCGCAGAAAGCGGCGGCAGATGATGATCTGAAGCGTGACCAGATGGCTCAGGATCTTATGGTAGATGCCGCTAAGATATATGGCCAATACGGCACCGCCGTAGACGTGGCGCGCGTGAAGGCGGAGCAGGATAAAATGCGCATGATCGGCGGCATGGCTAAGGGTACGCCTCAATGAGCGCTGACATCCGCATACAAGCCGATGACGCAAAGCGGCTAAAGAATGACACGGCGTTTCAGACGTTCGTGGACGATGTTCGCGAAGAGCAAATGCGCATCTTCGCCAACAGCGCAGCCTCTGACATAGAGATGCGCGAGGAGGCGCACGCGATACTGCGTGCGTTAAACAAGATCGGTGACGCACTCGACGCTGCGATTGCAGCAGAGGTCATTTTAGATCGCAAACGAAGGAACTAGCACCGTGGAAGCGACTAGCCTAGATAATGCCGTAGAGGCAATGTTGGCCCCAGAGCCAAGTGAAGAAAATCAAAGCGAAGCAGTGGAAGCAGCTGAAGCGCCATCTCAAGACGTTGAGAGCGAGGCAGTTGAAGATGTTGCAGAGAGCGATGATGACGTCGAGGCATCCGGCGATGACATAGAAGACGCAGAATATGTCGAAGATGACCAAATTGATGACGACGACCTAGTAGAGGCGGCTGAAGACACCAACCTTATCCCCGTTAAAATTAACGGCAAAGAAGAGCGTTGGACACTGGATCAGTTAAAGCAATCTGCGGCGGGTCAGGGTTACATCAATCAAAAAATGCAGGAAAATGCTGCCTTGGAAAAGCAATACAAGCAGCAGGCTCAAGCATTGGCCCAACAGCAGCAACAAGTCTTGGCTATGTATCAACAAGCACAGCAAGGTGGTCTGCAAGCCCCAACCCCACCGTCGAAAGAGCTTTTTGACCAAGATCCAATCGGATACATGGAAGCGAAGCTCACATATGACGAGGCAAAGGCCGCGCACGACCAGCAATTAATTCAGTTGCAGGGAATGCAGCAGCAGCAAGCGCAGCAAAGTCAAGCGGCTAGACAAGCCTACCTTGCAGAGCAAGCGGAAGTGCTGAAGCAGTATATCCCTGAGATCGCAGATCCCGAAAAAGGCGAAAAGCTGAAGGCGGGTATCATGGACGCAGGCATCCACTACGGCTTCACGCCGGAGGAGATGGCTGGCGTATCCGATGCGAGATATGTGCGGGCGTTAAACGACGCGCGCAAGTATCGTCAACTGGTTGCCAACAAACAGAAGTCACAGTCAAAAGCTGATGGCGTTCGACCCGTTGTTAAGGCTGGCGCAAAGAAACGCCCAGACGGACAGGCTGCTACCCGTAAAAAAGCGCATCAGCGCTTGCAGAAGACAGGCTCAATCGATGACGCATTGAGCTTGATGTTAAAAAGCTAACTCCTTGAAAGGAAACGACAATGGCCCAACCGGCAAATACATTCGACACATATGATTCCGTAGGAATCCGTGAAGATTTGGCAGATGTAATCTACAATGTAGACCCATCTGAGACACCGTTTTACAGCAAGTCTGCTAAAACAAAAGCTAAAAACACTCTGGTTGAGTGGCAAACACAAGCGTTGCGCGCGTCAGCCGTAAACGCTCACATTGAAGGTGACGCGACATCTGCCGATGCCGTTACGCCGACTGTGCGCCTCGGAGCGAGAACCCAGATTTTTAAGAACGCTGTGGTTATTTCCGATACCGATGAAGCAGTAGACAATGCTGGCCGCGCCAAAGAAATGGCGTATCAAACATTGCTTATCGCTAAAGAGCAGAAGCTAGACATCGAGAAGGCGTTGTTTGCCAACCAAGGAAACGTAGTAGGGTCAAACACTGCTGCGCGTAAAACTGGTGGTGTACCATCATGGTTGATTACAAACGTAAACTTCCAGTCTGGTAACTCTGGTGCAAACCCAACCGGCGACGGCACAGACGCGCGTACAGACGACGGCACTCCAACTGCGTTTTCGCAGGCCAAGTTTGACGACGTTATGCAGTCAATCTGGGAAGAAGGCGGCAAGCCAGATACAGTGTATCTGTCAGCCTTCCAGATGAATGTTGCTTTGGGCTTTACTGGTAACAACAACCAGCGCTCAGCGGTGCAAGCCGGTGACGAGACTGTGGTCAAGTCGCTCGCGGTATATGTGACACCGTGGGGAACCGTGCAGTTCATGCCGTCACGCGAAAACCGCAGCCGTGACGTGTTCGTGTTGCAAGACAACATGTGGGAATGCGCAGTATTGCGTGGAACCAAGAACGTTGCCTTGGCCAAAAATGGCGACAACACTACACGTCAGGTGACAACAGAGCTGGCGCTTTGCTCGAAAAACGAGAAAGCCAACGGCGCAATTTACGACAACACCACATCGTAATATACTACAAGAGGGGGCGGCTTCACGCCCCCTCTGCTTAACGAGGGATCGACATGAAAAAAGTTACAGTTGTAGGCCACAAGGTACACACGTCAATCGGCAAGCTGGTCAAAGGCGATAACGCCGAGCTGCCAAACGCAGAGGTTGAAACGCTGATGCGCGTTCGCCCAGACGCACTGATCGTCACTGGCGATGTTGAGCCGGCGCCTGCACCCGCACCAACGAAACGCGCCAAGAAGAAATAAGACATGGCGAAGATTTCGGAAAAGATCGACTTCGAGCATGACCACATGGTCATCAAGCAGCGCCATGACGTCAGCCAGTCTCTGAGAGACGCGCAGGCAGCGAAAGACGCTGGCATAGGCATGTCAGGCGAAAACCGGCTTGTGGGCTTCGTAGACGGCGCTGTGCTTGGCGCATGGCTCAAGGAAGCCGGTGTGGCGTGGTCTGATACAGAGGCGGCCAAGGAAGTCGTCAAGCGCAAGATGATGTCAGGCGAGTTCGCCAAGATGCGCGTCTGGGAAGGGTCTTACTGATGGACGCTGATCTGCTTTGGACGGCGGCTTTGACTGCCGGATTGGGCCTGATCGGCTGGGTATTGAAAAGCGCTGTGGACGAGATGCAGCGCCTCAATATTCTGCTGAACAAGACCCGCGAAGAAATGGCCAAGGATTATGTCACCAAGGCAGACAGCAGCGCCGTCATGGGTCAGATCGTGGCGCGCTTTGATCGCATAGAAGAGAAAATAGACCGCCTGATGGAGCGATGAGCCATGATAGACCCCGCCACGGCAATCATGGCAGCGTCCACCGCGTTCAACGCAATACGCAAGGGCTGCCAGATCGGGCGGGATCTGGAGGGCATGGCTGGCGATCTTGGGCGCTGGTCTAAGGCGATCAGCGACTTCGACTTTGCAGCGAAGCGCGTAGAAAACCCCAAATGGTATCAGAGTTTCGGCAGCGTCGAGCAGCAGGCGATGGATCTGTTTGTGCAGAAGAAGCAGCGCGAAAACATGCGCGACGAGTTGCGCAAGATGATTAGCGAAACGCTTGGCCCGTCTGCATGGCAGGAGCTGATCCGCATGGAAAACGAGATCCGGCAGAAGCAGAAAGACGCGATGTATAAGCGCATCGAGCGCAAGGAGACGATCATTGCGTGGGCGGCTGGCTTGCTCCTGTTCCTGATTTGCGTTGGCGCGCTGTTTGGCTTTGTCTGGATTGCGGTGAAGCGCTGATGTCTGACGGCGTGTCAGGCATAGGCAGCGCGCCGTTTAACGTAGGCAGCGACATACACCAGCAAACGCAATCGCGTGAGCGCATAGAAGCGCATCTGGTGGAGCAGCGGGTAGCCAAGGAGCATAGGGCCAACCACACGCATTTAGAGGCGCTTAGGGAGCAGAAGTTGGATCTGGGAAAGGCTTATGATAGGTTTGGCACCAAGACCACTGCTGACAGGCCGCAAGGCACAAACATCAATATAAAGGTGTAAAATGGAAAAGCTTTTGGAATATAAGATCATGCCGCGTCTTATGATGCTGGTAATGACGGTGATGTATATACG